AACGCTTGAACCAAACGGAGAATGCACCATTACCTCACCTTCTTTTAATTTCGGGCATTTGCCTCGCATCGCAATTATAACGCCATTATTGCGAGAACCACCAACAAATAACGCAATACCATCAACATCACCTTTTGGACGGCTCGAAAAGCCAAACTGCTGCATCACTTCAATGCCGCGCCGTTTTTCTCCAGCCAAAAGCTCAGCATCGGCAACCATTTCGCCATCCCTGTATTTGCAAGCCTGAATGACACACTGACCGACAATTAACTTGATTCGAGAAATTATTTTGTCAAAAAAAGCATCAAGATTCATTTTCCATTCACCGCCTTTTTAACAGATTTCCACGGATCATTTACAATCTTTTTAGCCTTGACCTTTTTCGACTCCGGCTGCGGTTCGTAAACATCCGGAGAAACAAGGGTCAAGTTCGTTACTTCGCCCGCCGAATCGCTCCAGGAATACTCCACAGACGAAACAAGCAAATCCAATGGCGTTTCGACATAAAGTTCAGGCGCATAAAAAGAGCAAATTACACCCGGCTCCCAAATTCCCTGGTCATTTTCCCAGCCGTGAACCGTTGCGCGAAAACCCATCGACTTTGCGCGACGAATGCGGCATTCCCAATCGGCTCTTGCTTGAACTTTATCTTTTTCGACGGCGTTAGAATCGACAATCGTCAACGGCCTATTTCTAGCAACATCCGCGTCAGATGCGGTCGCCACGACCTTTTTGCGTGCCTTGCCCGTGCCGTACACCTTGTAAGTTGAAAAGCGGTCCACAAGCGAGAAATCCACGCTTGCAGCCATCAAATTTTCACCTTGGAACAATGCAGGCCCGCGCGGGCATGATTCAGGCTTAAGCAAGAACATTTTGCCAAGTCCATTGGAACAACATAAAATTCCGCGCTCATTGCACAGCTTGGAAATCGTTTCGACAGCTTTTGCACCTGGTTCAGCAGAAAACTTTTTGAACGGTTCACCAACATCAACGCCCATTACATTGCTAAAATTCAATCCAAACGCCGCACAGATGGTACGTATAATTTCATCCATTTTTTTGGACTCCCATTCCAGCGGGCTTTCAATACAGCAATCGGCAAGGTCCGAAGAAATTTCGCTACCCGAAACGCTCACAGAATGCGATCCGTTTGAAAAAGATGTTGCAAGGCGGTCCACAAATCCGGAAATTACTTTTGTGCCATTGACAGCAATCTCAACAGTATCACCAGGGAAAAGACGCACTCGGTCGACTTCTGCGTTGCGGGCAACCAGCGAGAGCGAGAACGACGCCGCAATGTGGTCCAACGAGCGGTTGACACGGGCGCTGGTCCACTCGGAAAACTTACAACCATTTGCAAAGACTTCAATCATTTGGAAAGCACCTTCAAGGTTTCTCTCGTTACCAAAAGCGGATCACCAATGTCATTTCGTTCTATAATGTCATCAAGCTTATCAAGATTTCCGTAACAATCAAAGCAAATCGACAACGCGTCTCTTGTAGACGGAATCTGCAATTCAACAACTTCAGCAAGTCGTGACATTTCATCGCGTAAATACTTAAGGGCTGTCGCCTTTAAATCAGCCAAATTTGCATAGTCATCAATAGATTCTACATTAGCCGAAACATCATCAAAAACCGATGTTAAAGTATTTTGAACATCACGAGCTTCATCAGTACTCACAAAAGAACTATTCACCAAAGACTGGACAGCCATGGAAGCCGCCGTCATGACAACAAGTCTATCAATTACAGCAATCAATTCAGATGCAGAAGACTCAGAAGAATCGTTGCGTTTGCTTCGAGACGACATTACAGCAAAACTTTCATTGACATAATTATTGAAACCACCATCCGGAGAAAAAGTTTCTTTAGTCATCGTCAAAAGACTTTGAATACGGGCTACAAAATCTTTTGGAGTCTTTAAAGCAATCTGAACATTATCGCGAATTTTAGAAATCGTTTGAATAAATTGAGAGACATCGCGCATCGATTGCCTTGCACTCTCAATAACATCGATTAAGCCAGCCACATAAGAAGATACAGAATCAATGACAGACTTAGATTTGCCAATAATGCTAAAATTTTCCTCAAAATTTCCTTTAGCAGAATCAATGTTTTCTTCGGCTTTGGCAATCACCGTTCCACGAAGGTCAACGACGCTTCGACCAGATTTCTTTTGCGTTCCTTCCGGAACGAAAGTCACCGTTCCGGAAACAAATTCCTGAATATCCGAACTATACTTGAAGCCGTATTCCGTGCAACGAGCATTGAACTTTCCATAATAGGGATGCGAAAGCTCGAAATATCCCTGCTTTTCAAAAGCTTCCTCAAGCTTTTCGCGATCCTTATCGCAATTAAGTCCAGCAAGGAATATCGAGAAAGTGAACGAACGAGGCTTGCCGCCAACATCTTCGTTTATATGCGTATCCGAAAACGGCAAAGAAGTCGTGACGACATTTCGACCGCCCGAAGATTCAGTTTCTTCGATAAAGAACGGAATGCCGTTGTACGATGCGGCAACGCACTCCACCTCACCGGACGGAGTGTTCACGCGCACTTTGTACAAAGAATCGGCATATTCATTTTGCCACGGCATCAAATACCTCCCAAGGTATAACCGCGAGACCAGTCAAAATCGCCCTGTTCAGGCGGCGTTACCTGTACACCACGCGGCATGTTCTTGAAGTCAACGGCAAAGCGATTTGTTACCGTTGTACGGGATTCGCTTACCGCCTGGGCGGCTGTAGCTCCAAGCGTCGCGGGAACGCTCGCCGTTTGGCTATCAAAATAATCGCTACCAATGTCTTTTGCAGTATCAAACTTGATTTCAGGTGCAAAGAATTTACCAATGCCGGGGATTTTACCAAGTACCGATTTTGCAGCGTTAAAAGCGTTGCTAATTCCGCCCAAAATCGAATCATAAATCATCGAACCCATGTTCTTGAAAAATCCAACAACAGGATCCACGAAATTGGACTTGAAGCCATCCCAAATCCACTCGCCAATTGCGACAAACTTTATTCCAAAGTCTTTAACGGCTCCCCAAACATCATCAACAATAAACGACTTGAGCATATCCCAATTGTCGTAGATTTTTTTGACAACATAACCCCACGACACGACAGCAGCAATCACAAGCCCAATGCCCGCAAGCACAGGGCCGCCAATTGCAGAAGCAATGCCAGTAATCACTGGAATAATCTGAGCAAGCCCAAAAGCAATCATTGCAACTTTGGGAATCAGCGAAACGGCACCCGCAACAATTAAGCCCCATTTAGGCCCGATAAACTCAACAATCGACAAGACCGTTTTCAAGATTGCGGGAATCTTAGGCAATAGCGACTTGATTAAGTCAGTCACAGTTCCAAAGACTTCCTTCACCATTGGCATAAGTTCTTTGCGGTTGCCTTTGACAAACTCGCCAACGGTCTTGAAAAGGTCAATAAATACCGGGAAAAGTTCTTCCATCACGGAAGTTTTCAACGAATTGACCGTTTCGCGCAAGTTCTGCAATTCATCGTCGAACTCTTCGGCACGGGCGGCACCCTCTTCGGAGAACCCGCCGCCGTGGGCCTCAAAATCGGCAATGAGCTGGCTAATATTTTCTTTGCCGCCCGAAAGCAGTTCAGACATTTTCAGGCCACTTTTTCCAAACAGCTCTTGAGATACAAAAGCCTTTTGTTCAGCCGTCGAAAGCTTTGTATAGCCATCGGCAATATCCTTAATCAACGCCGTGGAATCCTTGTAATTCGAAAGCTTTTTGCCTCCAAGAATGGCGTCGAACATCTTCAAAGATGTCTTGTCACCGGCACGGGCCTTGCCAAGATTGACATTAAACTTTTTCAACGCGGAGTCCATTTCTTCGGTGGATATCCCCGCGTGTTGCGCCGCCGATGCAAATGCCTGGTAATCCTTGACAGAAAGCCCAACTATCCTGGATGTCTTTGCAATCTTGTCACCAGTTGCGGCAAACTCCTGAGCCATCGTAAAGCTTTTGGCAAAAGTATCCTTGATGGATGCGCCCAAAGACTTGATTCCAGTAGCGAACGACTGCACACCAGCAAGCGCAAAAGCCTGTTTCATCTTAGTCTGCAACCCACTCACAGCCTTGCCAATGCTGTTAATTCCGCCAACGGCACCCGTCACGGAATGTTTATCAACGCTAAAGCCCAATTTTGCTAAAATCGAATTTGCCATAATTTCAATATAAATTGCAAGGATATTTTTTAGCCTTTTTTCGGCACATGTTAAAACGGTAAAGTCCGAAATAAAAAATTTCGGACTAAGTGGATCAGGTCAATCAGAATGAGATATTATTTCTTTGTTTTCGGAGTTTTCCATTTGAGAAACTTCATCGCCGCATTGACGCTATACTTGAAGGCATCCTCATCGAGACTCATTATCTGGTCATACGGCCAATGGAAAACGCCTGCCAGCACGGCAAAGCCATCGTCAAGCCCTAAGCTTCGCCACCTGACAAAAAAGGCTTTGCAATCGCCCCAATCTTACTAATATCGCGGGAATCCATGTTCAAGACAACGGCTTCGGTTAGACCCGTTGCAGTGGCAACAAGTGCAATCGTTGCGGAACCTTCGCCACCGGCATTGCCAATGACCTTGACATCACGACCAGTAAACTTTTCCTTCACGGAAACAGTTTCAATTTTTTCGCCGTTCGGCTTTGTAATCGGTTCAATCAATGTGTAGTCCATATTTTTACTCCTTTTATTGATTGTTACAAATTAAGCCGCGTCCAGGAATCGAACCCGGACAAGCTAGAAGCGTAGCACTCAAGTCGTCTCTAGCTCGCTCCCACGAGCGCGGATATCGTAAAGAAGGGGGCTTTTACGATTTCTGGTCATCCGCAGGGCCTGCGGAAAATTCAACGGCAACTTCGCCATCTTCGCAGTTCTCCGTAATCGGAGCGCTACAGCTTGCGTTTTTCATGACAAATGTCTTACCGTTCGGCTTTTTGAGCGTAATCGTCGCATTGCGCGTCTGTTGCAAATCGACAATATCCAGAGCACTCAAATCGACAAGCGTCAAAGAAATCTTACTCGGACTTTCGCCAACGCATTTGTCGGCAAGATGAACACCACCAGGACCAATAATGGGCTCGTAATGCTTGCCGCCGTATTCAATATTCGGATGGCCTTTCAGGTTGTACAGAAAGCCATTGATTTTGAATTCGTATTCGCCACCAACAACATCAATTTCATCCATTGTCGGCCTCCTTAATCATGAAGAATTTTGGATTTGGATACAAAGAACTGCTTTACCAGATGGACCGGAATCAAGAAGTTCATTGCATACGGATCGTTCGGGTCAAGTTCAACAACAAGGTTTTCTGCAAAGCCCTTGGAATCGTACACAAGGCCAGCTTTTTCCCAATCTTCGTAGCACTTGATGAGTTCAGCCTTACCAAGGCTCGGCGTCATGATCTGTTGACCAGAGCCAACCTTAGTGCCATCCGGTTCAAGCTTTGCATGCGCGTACTTGCTGGCAAGATAGTTGTTCCAGTACCAGCGAAGATAAGACAAAGTAAGCACCGTTTCGAGCTGCAAGTAAGAATCGTCCGGAACATTCTGGGCATTTCGCTTGTAGGTCGTCACGATGCGGCTCGTGAACACGCTACCATCTTCAGCGGCAACCATCACAGCGCAACCAGATTTCAAAAGACGGTTGTTGCCATCCGCGTCTTCACGGTCATCACGCTTCGGAGCGACAACGCCAGCAACAGCCCAATTGTGGAGCGGAGCCGCCGGGTCGTTCAATGCCTTAGGAGCCACGCAGCCAAACAAAGCGGAAGCCTTTTCAGCGCCAGAAGTCGGAGACTTCGGGAGAGCCGCAAGCACAATTTCCTGAGAGTTCAGCGCATTCGCCTTAGTCGTGAAAGTGGATTCGCTACCGCCGTTAAGGCTGAAGCACATCACGCCCGTTTGCTGGACCATTGCAGTCCAACGAACATCCAACATTTCCTTGATGTAGGTGATGTTAGCCGTTTCGTCAGAACCGATAACGATCATGTTGAACCAGTTACCAGCGCAAGTCGCAGAAACATTGGCATCTTCGAATTGCGGGTCAGAACCACCGCCAGCCATAGCAGAAAGAGCAATGCTCAAGCCATCCGGGAGCGTTTCACCCTGGTTGTGATTCCAGCGCACATCGAGGCCGTTACCAAAACCGCCCTTGTTCTTTGCGGTCAAAGTAACAACGCCGCCATCTGCAGAAGCCGTTACAGGCAAATTCGTCTTTGCCGTGACAGCAGCAACAACCTTGGAAGCAACATTAGCGGCGGAATCGCCAGCCAATACATTCACCGGGCAAGTCTGGCCGCCAATCATCAGGCGAACAACGCCGTTTTCCTTGAGCGTGGCCGGGGAACCCGTACCGGCGACCGTAAAGGTCAAAGTACCAGTTGCGGCGGCAGAAGTGGAATCGTCTGCAATCGGGAGCGCCCAAAGTTCACTGGACTTGGTGTTCTTTCGAAAAGCCTTGATCATCAAGGCAAGCTGAGAACCAGCGCCAAACAGTGCATCAGCCTGGGCGTCGCTCGTGATCAAAGTAAGAGAACCGTTTTCGCTCATCTTCGAGCTCAACGGCTGACCAATAATCAAGTTTTTCCAAGGAATTGCGCCGGTTTTCGGAGACAAAGCCCCGCCAAATTCCGTCGCAAAAATCGGAGTCATGTTATCGGCAGGAATTTCATTAAAAGTCATAATCTAATTCCCTGCGGAATCACCCGCTGTTGAAGCTTCAGCCTGTTGTTCTCCAGGTCTCAGCTCGGTTACAAAAGTCATCGACTGGCTACCATTCTTAAGCTCATTATTTGCACGCAAAAAGTCTTTCGTTGCAGCCGTGCGGTCGATTTTCGCAGTAAACGAGACCTCGAAAGTCAATCGAGCCCAACCCCTAGAAGTTTCGGAGCGTTCCGAAAGATTATTGCTATAAGAGCGCAAAACGCACTTGCTCACAATGCCATTGTAAGGCCCAACCCAATACGGACAAGGTTCAACGACAGCGGCGACGGCGTGCATGGTATCGTCAAGAAAATCATTCAAGTCCGAAACAGATTCTACACCGTCAAGATTGCTTTCGTCGCTCAAAAAGCTCCGGGCGTAAATGTCGATGTAGAGTTCAGATTTCGCATAATAAAAACGGGGGCTCGTTCCTTTGTCATCAAATTCTATGTTCGGTACATTGACGATGATAAAAGATTGCTCTTCGGGCCAAGCGTTCATTTCTCGCGATGCGGAAACATTCAAGCCAATGCCGGTGAGGTTAGCCGTCTTGAGGGAATCAACAACCGCGTGACGAAAAGCCTTGATGCAATTCAAAGTTCTCGCGGTCATTTCGTTTCCTCAAGTTGGTAGGTGACAACACCATAAGATTCATCGGCAAACTCGACAGCTTTCAAGCGGAGAGTTTTGTGAACCCCGTTCTTTTGCACAAGTTCAAAGACATCGCCCTTGCGGGCCACCTGCCCCGGCAAATCGACCTTGCGGACCATAAGACGCGGGCGGTGAGAAATAGCGGGCAAATCGGCGCTAGGGTCGTTTTCGACAACCATAGTGTCATAAAGCCCGCGCATGGAAATTCGTTCGGAACCACGGACCAAAACCACGGCATCTCCGAATTCCTCATCGTTGAAATAATTGTCAAATAAATCTTCGTTAAGGCTTTCGGAAAATGCACTCATAGTTTAGTTCCTAGAGGTTGACGACCTTTGCCCAGGCAATACCATCGGCCTGCTGGAGAACAGCAAGCGGACGGCTCTTGATGATGAGTTTCTGTTCTTCATCATCTTCGTTGTAGATGGTCTTTGCAAAGCGTTCGCCCATGAACCAGCCATCCTTGACATTGCCCACGCAACCAAAGTAAAGCTTTGCAGAAACGCCGGAACCGATGGCAAGCACCTTGTCCTTCGGAACAAAGTTCACCTTGTCGTCACCAACCTTGTAGATTTCGTCGTACACCCAAATACGGCAACCGCTATGGTAACCGACAAGGCGAGCACCGAGATTGTTGCGACCAGCGGCGAGATCAAGGCTGTTGCCCGTCACATGGATGCGGTCAAAGTCCTTCATGAACTTTTCATCGTTGCGGGCGGCATTCCAGGCAGCAGAGCCGAAAATCTTGTCTGCAACGGTCAATCCGGAATCTTCGTTCACGATGGTATCAAGGTTGGCAAGGTCACCAATCACATCAGCCTGGTTACCGCCCCAAAGCTTTTCACCAGCCTTCGTGATTTTGTGCGAAGACTTGCAACCGAAATCAATGCTATCGATTTTCTTGTTGTCTTCGTCAAGAATATCGTACTTGCCATCGAACAAAGTCTTGGAGCAAAGCATTTCGATGGTGCGGTTGATGCGGTTGTTGAGGTCGTTGGAATCCTGGCCCAAGATGTAAGCCTGACGGTCGTTCGGGTCCATCGGGTCAACAACAGTGGACGGTTCACCCGGCTGAGCCTTGAAGATGTCAAACGCGGTCGTCGGGCGTTCAAGGCCGATTTCGTAGCAGTGGAACGGGCGCTTGGTGTAGCCACCGCGCTTCGTCACAGTGCGCTTTGCGCCTTCACGCTTGAACGGCGCAATGACGCGGGAACCTTCAACCGTGTCAAGTTCTGCATTCAAGGTCTTGAGCAGAACCGGCTGGAAGAAGCTGGAAAGAAAACGCTTTGCAGGCAAGTTGTTGTTGACTTGCTTGGTAAGAGTTGCGACATTCGAAAAATCAGGCATGTCATCCTCCTTTAGTCTTTAACCGGGCGTGCAAAGATGCCAATCTTGCGCAACGCCTTGCGGAAATTGTTGATGGTGTCGCCTTCGGCAAACTTCAATTCGTCGATGTTGAAGCAACCGGTGAAAGCGATTTCGCCGTAATTACCAGCGGCGGTATCTGCGGTGAGAACGCCAACCGGATCCTGAAGCGCGGCGGTTGCGCTATCGGAATCGACGATTTCAAAAAGTTCGTCGCCAACGGACTGGCCGATAGTTTCGACAGTCACGGCACCAGCGGTGAGGCCCGTGCCATCGCCAAGCGTGACGACAATGTTCATGTCGTTACCTTCGACGCCGTTTTCCTTCCATTCGATAGTGAGCTTACCGGAAGCGTTATCAGCTTCGACGATTGCGCTAAGAGCGGAATCGCCATTGATTGCAGCCTTGATGCCTGCAACTTCGTTAGCGAGAGTCGTGGAAGCGGTCGTGTAGGTCACTTCCTTGCCGTTGACAGCAACCTTGACGGTCTTGCTTGCAACAGGCGTGCCGGTGAATGTCACGGACTTCTTAGCCTTGGAAGCGGAAGTTGCGACGCCACGAGAAGCGACAACAGAACCTCTTTCAAGGTCTGCGCCATAGATAAGGCCTGCGCCAGTGTTGCGCGGCTGAATGTCATCCGCAAAAAGCGGCTTGCGAGTGTATTCGGTAGGTTCGAACATTCTTTTGTCCTCCTTAGCAAATCGACTTTGCACCGGCTGCAAACGCATCAAAAGCGCGCTTGTCTGCATCGGACTGAGGGTCAGCCGTGCCAGCCTGGATAGAATTGGTTGCGGAAGCCTGTGCAGCCATTCCAGCGGCAATCAAGGCTTTCTGTTCAGCGGTAAGAGCTTCGTTCTGTGCCGTTGCGGCCGGAGTCGTAGCCGGGGCCGTTGCAGTAGCAACCGGAGCGGCGGTCTTGGCTTCTGCGAGCTGCTTTTTGCAAGCGTTCAAGCAGAACGCTTCAGCTTCAGCGACGGACTTACCTTCCTGAATAAACTGTTTGCAATCGCCTTCAAGGTTCAAGCCCTCGAAAGCGGCGGAAATACCCGCAATTCGGGTACGTTCGGCGGCAATAGCCTCTTGACGCACAGCATCCACATCCACAGTGGCCTGAGCAGCCGGAGTTTGAGCCGGAGTTTGATTAGTAGGCATATTGCCTCCTATTGGTTGATGTTTAATCATCTTTTCAACAACGGAATCCAAAGAATCAACGCCATCAGCAAGGCCAGCTTCTACAGCATCCTTACCGATAAATGTTGCACCTTGTCCGTAATTCTCAAGAACATTTTCAAAAGTCGTTCCACGATAGCCCGCAATAGTTTCCAAGAAAACTTTTGCAGCCGCATCGATATTCTTTTCAAGAGCGGTGCGCCCCGCCGGTGTATTCGGGTCCAGATTCTTGTTCGGGCTCAAGCTCGAACGCAAAATTGTCGTGGTCTGCTTGCCATCAAGAGCGGAATCGCCATTGTTTACAACAACCTGAACACCGATAGAACCCGCCTCGCCAACACTCGAAACAATCACTTGTTCGCAAGCCGAAGCAATCCAGTAGGCAGCGGAACACATTCTGCCAGCGGAATGCGCGACAATGCCGCATTCCTTTGTTCCACGGTTCTTGTAGATAAGTTCCGCAAGGTCAGATACACCGCTAAGAATACCGCCCGGAGAGTCGATAGAAAGAACAATGCCCTTTACATCATCGTTTGCAATGATTTCATTAAAGGCGTTGGCAATGGAATCATAAGTATCCATGCCAAAAATTGCTTTCCAAACATTCGAACGATAAGTCAAAGCGCCGTCAATGTGCAAAATGGCAATGCCATCGCGAATATCGACATTATTCTTGTGGTTCGGCTCATTAGAATCTTTCCAAGCAGGGTCGCCAAAATCGGAAGAACAAATGTTCTCGATTTCCGTCGGCATTATCGCCCATTTTTCAGAAAAGATTTTCAATAATTTCTTATCCATTTGTGATAAAATTATTCAACGCACTTGTTTAAAAA